GGGACGCGGTGCAAAAGAGTATCGACGGCGGGATGACCAAGAAGGAGTTCGCGGCCAAGTTCGACGAGCTCGCGGCGACCCATGGCTGGAGTTATAAGGGGGGGCGCAATTGGCGCTCTTCCCTGATCTATGACACCAACATCACCACGGCCTATCAGGCGGGACGGTGGCAACAGTTCCGGGAAGGGGGAACACAGTTCCTTCGGTATGTGCATGCCGACGGGGTGATAAACCCCCGGCCCCAGCATCTGGCCTGGAACGGGACGGTGCTTCCCATCGATCATGAATTCTGGCAGACGCACTATCCCCCCAACGGTTGGCGCTGTCACTGTCGGGCGGTGCGGGCGGAAGCGCCCCAGGTGACGCCGGAACCAGCAGGATGGCGGGGTATCGATCCGAAGACCGAGACGCTGACCGGGATTGACAAGGGGTGGGATTATAATGTGGGGGAGGCGGGGATGAAGTGGAACCCTGACCTGGACAAGTACCCGTATCCCGTGGCCCGCGATCTGGTGAAAGAGTTGGGTCAGAATGAGGTCTTTACGAAATGGCATGACGCTACTGCCGGGTGGGTAAAAGAAGAGGTAGCCAAGCCGGACTTTCCCCAGTTGGATAAGCAGGGGACAATTCGAGAGTTAAGGAAGCGTCTAACATCTGATGAAAAATTCCCGGTAGCGGTATTGCCGGAAAACGTCAAGGCCATGATCGGGGCGAATACGCAAGGCGTGTATTTGTCAAAGTATGACCTTATCAAGCAGCAAATAAGTAGGGCGGGACAGGATTTTGGGGCGATGGAATATATGACGGCTCAGAGTGCTATTGAGGATGCCTTGCTCGTAGTCAAGGATGGGGACTACATTACAATATTTGTTGCGGATACCAATAAGAATTGGTACGTGGCGGTGTTGCAGAGTACTCAGACAGGCGACGGTGTGTTTTTAAAATCGTTCCGTCGCAGTAATAGCAAGGATGCCATTGCACAAAAAAGAAAAGGCAGCGTGTTGTTAGACAAACTGCCTTGACCGGGCACCGTGGGCAGAGACTCCCCATTACCCCTGCATCAAACCTCTGTTGCCGTCTCGGTCGGGAGATTTACCGAAGCCACAATGCACACTAAAAATAGCATACTGGAGTAAAAATGTCGCAGGAAAAAACTACAATGTCTTGCCTACCGCCGACATCACTGAAAGTTATCAGTAACGGGAAAATCAACCCGAGGGGGTATGTCCATGCAGCGTAACTGGCAAATTGTCAGACGGATCTTGAAGGAATTGGAAGAGCGGGAAGATCCTCGGCACGGGGTGCGGCCCGAAGATATCGTCGACTTTGCTCCGGAGGTGGTTTCATATCATATCCGGTTGATGATCGAAGCCGGGCTGGTTCGCGGTGAATGTAGTCAGATGGTGGGTACGCTTTCCTGCTGGGCCTACGCTCTCACGTGGGACGGCCACGAATTTCTGGACAAGATCCGGGAAGATCGAGGATGGAGCGCCATTGTCAGAACGGCGAGGGATAAGGGATTGTCTCTGTCGTTCGAGGTAATCAAAGCCGTGGCCGGTAAACTGGCGGAAGCGGCGCTGGGTTAATATGGATATCACCGTCACCATCGATGATCACGCCGTCCGGGCGGCCCTGGAGGCGGTGGCGGCACGGGTGAATAACCTGGCGCCGCTGTTCCACCAGATCGGCCAGTACTATGAAGGGCGGGTGCTGGAGAACTTCGCCAGGGAGAGCGATCCGGCGGGGAACAAGTGGACGCCGCTCTCGGCGGCAACCATGATGAGCCGGCTGGGGCTGCACAAGGGGTTCAAGAAGAACGGGGCGCTTTCGGCCAAGGGGAAGAAGATTATCACCACCAAGGCGCTCCTCTTCCAAAGCGGCGATCTGCGCAAGTCGATTCATTGCCAGTCCACGAATAATAGCGTCATCATCGGCACCGGCGCCATCAACAAGGTCCCCAAGTATGCCGGGGTGCATCAGTTCGGCACCAACATCGCCGGTCGGGGGAAGAAGACCACTATCCCCGCCCGCCCCTACCTGGCCATGAACCAGGGCGGTTCGACTTCGCTCACCGACCGAGGGATGGAGCTGGCCCCGAAAGACCGGGACGAGATCGTGAGGATGGTCGGCAGGTACCTGGACTTCAATTGATAATGGACAGTGGACAATTGACAATGCCGTGCTTGAATTATCAATTGTCAACTGTCCATTGTCCATTGCCTTCGTCCATTGCCTTCGTCCGTATTTGCCCTGTGGCTGTTCCGGGGTACATGGGTAAGACATTGCCTCACGGAATCAATCCTGAGTAAATTTAAACGCTAATTTAACACGGTTCCGGAAGCAGTAAGAAGGTTCAAAGTTCAATGTTCAGGGTCATAACCTTGGACCTTGAACCTATGAACCTTTTTTTATTGAACCGCTTCAGATAGAGCGGATAAGAAATGAGTGGTAGAAGATAGGGGACACGGCGGGCCGTGTCCCCTACTTTTGTCTTGAGGTGACCATGGAACGAATCATTACGCTGAGCTGTACGGACTTGAACGGAACCGTCCCTGTGGCGATTCAGGTGATTCCGGGTGGGGCGCATTCTACCCCCAAAGGGGATTTCGTCTGTGACGCGGAAAGCGTCCGGATAATCCTGGCGGACTTCGAGACGCGAACTAATGACATGGTTATCGACTATGAGCATCAGACGCTCCAGGACGTGCAGGCCCCGGCAGCGGGTTGGGTCAAGGGGAAGATCGGCCTGGAAGATAGGGGAGAGGATGGCCTCTGGGCCACGGTGGAATGGACCGACAAGGCCCGTGAGTATATCGCCAACCGGGAGTACCGCTATGTGTCGCCGGTCTTCACCATGCGCAAAAGCGACGGTCGGGTGCTGTCGCTCATCAACGTGGCGCTGACCAATCAACCGAATATCGACGGCATGGTGCCGTTGATCAATAAACGAACCGGCCTTTCCGGGGAGGAGTCCATGTTGAAAAAAACATTGTGCAACAAGTTGGGTCTGGCGGAGACGGCATCCGATCAGGAAGTCATCGACGCCGTGGGGAAGCTCTGCGGTGATTCGGCCAAGGCATGCAAGTTGGCGGTGGATCTGGGATTAACCGCCGCCGCTACCGAATCCGAACTGACGGCGGTGATCCTGGCCATGAAGCAGGGGGAGACCAATGGCGCGACCCTGGCGGGAAAGGTGACGGCCCTGGAGCAGCAGTTGGCCCGACGGGATGCCGACGAGGTGATCGTCCAGGCCATGAAGGACGGCAAGATTACTCCGGCGCAGAAGGAGTGGGCGCAGGGGTACGCGGCCAAAGACCTGGAGGGATTCAAGCTTTTCGTAGCTAAAGCACCTGCGGTGGTACCGGTTGGTGATCTGGGAAGCGGCGCACCGGAACAGCACGCCGAGATCGACGCGGTGACCTTGGCCAATAAGGCCGTGGCCTATCAGCACGAATGCCGCGGCTCCGGCCGGATCATCACCATGACGGAAGCGGTGAACCACGTGAAGGGGGTGAAGTAATGGCAAATCGGGGATTGATCAAGAGTTTTACCGCGGAGAGTGCTGTTGCCGCCTATCGCATCGTTAAGCATGGCGCTGCTGACACCGTGGTGGCCCAGGCGACGGCGGTGACCGACAGTCTGCTGGGTGTGACGAGCCAGCTGGCCGGTGTTATCAATACCCGGGTGGATGTGGTCCTGGGGGATAGCACGGATGTGGAGTACGGCGCCACGGTTACCCGGGGTGACTGGCTGACCACGGATAGCGTGGGGCGGGCAGTGACAGCGGCGCCGGCGGCGGGTGTCAACAACAACATCATCGGCAAGGCGCTCTTATCCGGCGTGGTGGGGGATATCGGGCTGGTGCTCTTGGCCCCCGGACGGATTCAGGGGTAAATGCAGGCTGAAGGCTGAAGGATAGAACCTCGACTTTAAAGGAGCTTTTTTATGGCAAATGCACCATTTCCTATTCAACCCGAGTTGACGGCCATCGCCATCGGGTACCGCAACTCCACACTCATCGCCGATGGCGTTCTCCCCCGCATTCCCGTGGGGAAGAAAGATTTCAAGTATCTCCAATATAACCTGTCCGACGGCTTCACTGTGCCGGATACCAAGGTGGGGCGGACGGGGCGCGTGAACGAGACGGAGTTTTCCGCCGTGGAGTTCACCGCCAGTACGGAGGATTTCGGCCTGGAAGATCCCATTCCCCAGGATGATATCGACAACGCGCCGGTGAATTACGATCCTCTGGGGCGGGCCGCCGAAGGGATCACCGACATGATCCTGCTGGATCGGGAGATCAGGACTGCCGGGATCGTCTTCAACGCCGCCACCTATGGGGCGTCGAACAAGACCACCCTGAGCGGCACGAGTCAGTTTTCGGACTTTACCAACTCGGACCCCATCGGGATTATTCAGTCGGCGTTGGACGGCGTGATCATGCGCCCCAATATCATGACTATCGGTCGCCCGGCCTTTTCGGTGCTCTGCCGTCATCCCAAGCTCTGCAAGGCTATTTTCGGCAATAACACCGATGCGGGGATCATCACCCGGCAGCAACTGGCGACGCTCTTCGAACTGGAAGAGGTGCTGGTGGGGGAAGCCTGGCTGAACAACTCCAAGCGAGGTCAGACGGCGGCCCTGGCGCGGGTCTGGGGTAAGCATATCGCCCTGATGTTCCGGGATAAGAACGTCTCCAACCGGGGACGGATGTCCTTTGGCTATACTCCCCAGTTCGGTAACCGGATGGCCGGTTCTTGGGAAGACAAGAACATCGGCCTGCGGGGGGGACAACGGGTCCGAGTGGGGGAAAGCGTGAAGGAGCTGATCTGTGCTCCCGATCTCGGTTACTTCATCCAGAACGCGGTGGGATAATGACGTAGGGGCACGGCGCGCCGTGCCCCTACACAGGAGGGAACCATGGCTAATTCCTATAAAACCATAACCGATACGGAAGCGGAAGCTCCGGTGAGAAGCTCTTTTGTGATTCTTGAACGCATCAACCATAACCGGGAGGATTACGAGCCGGGTGAAACTATTTTGCTCACGGAAGAGCAGGCGCTGCCGCTGCTGACGGTGAGCGCCATCGCTTCGATTCCGGAGAGTTGATCATGGCCTACTGCACCCTGGCCGACATTGAGGCGCCGGAAGAGGATCTGATTCAATTGACCGACGACGCGGGGCTGGGAGTAATCGACGAGGTCATCGTGACCAAGGCGCTCAGTCATGCGGGTGAGCTCATCGACGGTTCGCTCCGGGGGCGCTATCTGCTCCCGTTATCGCCGGTGCCCGGCTTGCTGGTGAATCTGGCTGCGACGATTACGTTGCGGCGGCTGTACGCTCGACGGTCAGCGGTGAAGGTCCCCGAATCGCTTCAGGATGATTACAAGAACGCCTTGAAGATTCTGGAGAGTATCCAGAAGGGGACGGTGACCCTGGGGGTCGGGCTGCCGGATACGGTGATTGTCGCCGCCGCCGGAGGGATGGTGGCGGCGCCGGACCGGATCTGCAGCCGGACCATGCTAAATGACTGTTGACAGGGGGTATTCCATGAGACTGGCCACGAAAAACGAAATATTGATTCTGCTGGGTGGCTGTGTGCCGCTCTTTGCTGCACATTGTATTTCTGCGGCGGGAGCCGCCACGAAATTCCTCTTCGATAATGCGTCATCGTTTGACCTGGATTCGGCACTGGTCTCCGGGATGATCGCTCAACTCAACACGGCGGGGATCGTGGACGCGGATTGCGTGGCTCGGTTTGCGGAGTTCGGGGTGGTGACTCCGGAGCCTCAACCGGTTGGCCCGTTCCGCTACCGAGTTCCGGCAGACTCCATTATTCCTGACGGCGTAATCAGCGCGCCTGACGCCTCGCTTCCCGGGTTCATCATCATTACCAGCGAGACTCCGATTGATGGGAGGCAGACATTATGACGCAAACAGTGCTTACCGCACCCTTCACCGCTCAATCCATACCGTCGGCCACTACCGGGTTGACGCAGGCGACAGCCTCGACTATCGGCGCTGCTGTCGGTCTCGCTCTGCAAATCTATTGGAATGTCACCACGGCATCCGCCGCGTGGTC